GAACAAGATAAACGAGTTCTCAAGCTCATCAGCGTTAGACGAGAATCCGTTAGACGATGCAACACCAAATAATAGCGGAGATGTTACGTTGTGTCCGAGCATAATCTTACGCAAACACTCTTCACTTAAATATGTGTAGTGTTCAGGTGCGTCATTAAGTGGAATATCCTCAACCGTAGTACGAGTATCCATATTGTCGTTGAACGCTACGATTACTTTCTGACCTTTAGAACCAGTCAACTTGCCGAGAACTTTCGCAGAGATGATTTCTTGCTGCTCTAATGTAGGCACTCCGTTGTTGAAGTTAACTACTTTAGTTCCTGAGAATCCGTTTTGTACTTCGTTGATTAGGTAGTCGGAGATTTCCTCTTCCAAAAGTGCATAAGGTACTGCACCTTGATAGTCAGGATAAGCATAATACTTCATTCCTACGGCATACGGCTTTGAGAATAGTATCTCAACCTTTTCTCTACCGAATCCAAACGCAGGGAAGCGATTAGGTACATATTTCTTGACGTCTGACCAATCATCCGAGTAGTAGTAGCCTTCTACCTCTCCGTCTTTATTGCATTTCTCAGCACGAAGTAAATTAACAGGGATATGGTAAGCCTTGAGAATCTTGTCGTGCTTGTCGTTGTAATGTACCTGAATAGAGAATTGACCAAACAACTTTCTGTCTAAAGCAATCTTACGCAAACAATCCTTAGAGATTAAGGTCATCATTTGAGCGTACTCGTTAGGCTTGCGGTTAGCATCAGTAGCCGAGAGTCCTTTTCCGTAGATAAGTCGTGAGATATTGTTTATAATAGCGTTGTTCGTGGTCGAATTAGTGTATCTATCAATCAAAAACTGATAGTAACTACCTCCGTCTGCACCATCATAATTTACCCAAGCATCTCTCTTACTCTCTTCGATTGTAGGAGCGGTGTAGGCAGATAGATTTAAAACGTGTATGTTACTCATAAACGATGTATGTGTTAGCGGTTGTATTTGAAGTGTACTCACCTGAGTTAACCGAGAAGTTTACTATGTTTTGGTCAGTACAAAAAATTCTGTCTTTATAGACGATGTCAGTTCCTTGTTTTAGAACTAAGTCGTAGAAGTGTCCTTCTTTTAATGCGAAGGATGCAGTTATCGTGTTTATGTAGTCTCCTTGCGTTGAACTTGTAATGGATACTGTAACAGGTGTGTTCGTTTGGTCATCCGTAAGAATCATCGTGTTAAATACATCTCTTGGAATAAACGAAAATGTCTGCGGTAAATTTGATGTAGTTAGGACTATCATACTACTACAAGTCAAATAAGGCGATTTGTTGCCAAATAAAAAAGGGAGACCTAAGCCTCCCCTTCCACGCTATGAAAAAACGAATTAGACAGTAACGATATTAGCAGTACCGAAAACATCACCTGCACCACCTGCAAGACCTGCCTCGTTTGAGCAGTCAAGTAGGTTAGCATAAAGTTTCTCAGTTCCTACGAAAGTCAATGTGTAACCATTAAGGTCGCCCATTGCAGTACCGTTAGATACGTTTGCAGTAGTGATTTCCATTCCGTGTTCTAAACCTGCAAGGAAGAATTGGTTGTTGCGGTTTTTAACAACGATGTGAGGACGTCCGTAAGCCATCAACTTAACATTTTTATGCGTTGTAGCATCTTGTTTTTTAAGGGTAACGGTAAGCGTTTGCTCAGCGAATGTAGTACCGTTCTCACGGCTTGAGTTATATACTTGGTCAAAAGAGTTAGTTCCTTTGAGTTCGTATTTGTATAGGTTAGTAACGTTAGCGATTGTGTCGATGGTATCAGTACCAGCTACATAAGCAACGTCAGCGGAAGAGAAGTCTCCGTAATTGATGAAGTAGATAGCGTCAATACCACCTACTGCGTCTTTACATACTTCTAAGCGACCATTTGCAACTTCACAAGACATATTTTTAGTTTTTAAATGTTATAAAAAAGGGAGGAGCGTATACCCCTCCCTCGTTAGTTTAAGTTAAGCTAAGATTAGTTAGCAGAGTTTGTGATACCGTAAGTAACAACGTCAGATGCAAAACCGTATTTAGCGTCAGCAGTAAAGCGCATAATAACACGAACGTTTTGTGAACCATCAACATCAGCTAAGTCAATAACTTTAACCTCGTTCATATCGTTCAACAAACCTGTTGCGAAGTAAAGGTTAGATTTTTGAGCAAGCAATGCAGTGTTAGAAGCAAGACCGTTAGCTAAGAAGATTTTTACACCATCAAAGTACAACTCACCAAGAACTTGGTTTGTACCTTTGTTATCGTAACCGTTAGCACCTACACCTGCAGCAGCAAAACCACCCAATGCACGTACATAAGCACGGAAGATGTTGTTAGATACATACAAAGTAAGGTCTTCTTTTCCGTAAAGAGCAGCAGGACAAGCGTCAACAATTTTACCAAGCTCTGCGATAACGTTACCTGCGTTAACACCACCACCAACTGCAGCAATTTCTTGAGCAGCAGGAAGAGAAGCATCAGTAGTCAATTGAGTCATAATACCTGCGAACTGACCTGCAGTTGCGTTAACACCTGACCAAATTGAAGTTTCCATACCTGCGGCAACTTTCTCAGCAGCGTGTGCGATAAGGAAGTCAGCGAAAGATTTAGGAAGAACGTCAAATGCAGAGTAACCCATTTGGATAGCATCCCAATCTGAACGGAAGTCAGACTTACAAAGTTGCAAGTTAACTTGGAAAGATTCAGGTTGAAGGATACGCTCTGTCAATGTGATAGTAGACGTAGGGTCGAAATCACAAGTAGCGTTTTTGATAATGTCATCAGTAGCAACACGCTTGATAACTTGCTTGTACTTGACGTTAGGCATAATAGTGATACCGCCTTTGTCAAGGGTTGGAGCAGACAATAAAGCTGCTGCGATGTACTTACCTGCGAACTCGCCTGCGTAAGTAGTAGTAATTGAAGTTGTTGTTGGCATTTCTTCGTTTAAATTTAGTTATTAAATATTGTTGAATTTTTCAAGGATTGAATCCATTGTAGAACGAGTGCGGTTCTTAGATAATTTGAACGCTTCTACTTTAGTTTCGTTTTCAGGGTTGAATGAAATAGGTTTAGGCTCTTCGCTCAATTCAACTGGTGCAACTTCTTCTGCAACTTCAGTTTTTGACAATTCGAGTTGTGCCTTTAACTCTTCGTTTTCTTTTTTAAGGGCTTCGATTTCGCTAAAGAAAGATTCCTTAGTTACTGATTCGATGATTTTCTTTGCAGTAGGTGCAGCAGGCTCTTGTGCCATTTCTTCTTCAGCAGGCATTTCAGCTTCAGGAGCTTCAACTTCTACTTCTACTTCAGGTTCAGCAGCCTCACGAACATCAGCGATAACGCCTTCTTCGATAACTACCAAGATACGACCATCCTCAAGTTCATACTCACCTACAGGAAGTGCAATACGTTGTTCGTCTTCAGTTAGGATAAACACAGGTTGACCTGCTTCGAATGATTCTGCTTCAAGCATAGATACGCCATCAGAAAGACGCATAGTTTCCAACTTCACTTCTAAACCTAAAAGTGTGCGGACTTTGTTTAAGATTGATTTTTCGTTCATTTGTAGTTTATTGTTTACAATTCAAAAAGTCCTTTATAAGTCATTTGTTTCCTTTTTAAATTTTTATTCGTATATTTAATTAAAATAAATGCTATGATTAAGTCAAAAAATAGACCAACAGGTTTAAGATACAGTAAAGAAAAGTTTATCCCTCAACTAATTTCTGCATACGGATTGTGCGGAAAGGCATTGCAAGAAGAGGAATCGGTTAAGCAAATTATCAAGCCTAAAAAAAACATTGATAACAACTTTTTAATTCGTCAATATTTTAAACGAGAAATTAAAAGATTTGATAAAGTATTGTATGAATTGAATATTTATGATGAGGACGTGTGTCGTGTTCACGCTATCCGTTCTACGATTATAAAATTTCCTTATCACTATTGTGAAAAGTGCAATGATTTTAAAGAATATAGAATCAGGTCAGGATATACGATGATTTGCAAAAGTTGTGATTTAAAAAAAGTAAATACTTGGGTAAAAACAAAGAGAAAAGAAGATGATTTATATAGGTTCATCACAAGCACACGAGGCTTAATATATATGAGTTTAAAAAATCAAGGATACACAAAGAATAGTAAAACTTTTGAAATTTTAGGGTGCGATTTTGATACTTTTAAAACACACATAGAAAGAAAGTTTACTAAAGGTATGTCGTGGAGTAATTACGGAAAATGGCATTTAGACCATATATACCCAATAAGCAAAGCCACCTCTTTCGAAATGGCTTTAAAATTAAATCACTATACAAACTTTCAACCGCTTTGGGCAAAAGATAATATCAGTAAAAAAAATAAGTTAGTAGAACATCAAATGATTCTACCTATTTAGTTTTTATCCGTTTTGACGTACGATAGTTCTCACTCCTGCTACTTCGGTTGCAGTAACGTTGTTTCCTGTTCCTTCCGTCTTTCCTACGCCTTGTGCTTGTAAACTTCCGTCACAACATTTAGTTGAGTACTTTCCGTCTGCGCATAGGCATCCACGTCTTGAACCTTCACGAGGACTTGCTTTACTTGGTGTTTTGAATTTCATATTATTGGTTTTTAATTTGTTCTAATTTACGTTGCGCCCATTCGACACCTTCGTCTCCTCCCCAAGCGAGCCACATCAATCTACCGCATCCATCGCCTAACTCTCTTTGTCCGTTTTCACGATGTCTTGCAAAAGATGCCATTCTTGAAATCGTTTCACGGCTTATGGCTTCTCCGTTTGCTAACTGGTTTGCCCGAGCTTTGCCTGTAGCCTCTCCGCAAGAACCCCATCCATTTTCTTCTGCCCATCTTAGAGCGATTTTAGCGTTCTCTTTAGCAGCTTCAGGATAGTCTGAGTATGATTCGAGTTTGAGTAGTTCTTTAAGTTGTTCGATAATTGCGTGTTTTTCTTGCTCCTCACGAGGTGATTCAGGCATCTTATCAGCAAAGTATCCCTCAATTGAGAATCCTTTGACCTTTCCTTCCTTGACATCTTGCCAAACCTCATCGTTGTCTACCTTCATAGAAATCATCCAAGTTCCTTTCGGTAGGTTGAATCCGTATAACTGGCTTTTGTCCATCTTTTCGTCTTCGATTAGCCAAGATTCTACTACGCTCATTCCTTTGATTGCGTCCTTGTGTTCGTAGGTAGCGTTGTTTTGGTTGCCTTTCTTGAAGAATAACTCCATAGCTTTACGCACGGTGTCCTCTGAAAAGTAGATATAGAACTCCTCCTCTTTGTTTCTTCGGTAAATCTTCTTGTTCGGAATAAGAGCAGCACCCATAAGGATACGTTTCTCGGTGTCAATTTCTTTGAGTTCTACTTCGTGTTTTGCTAACGCTACAAAGTTCTCTTCTATGGCAGGTGCTTCCACTACTGACACGGCATTGATACCGCTTTGGAAGTCTTTTTCGTCAATGATTAATTCTAATACATTCATAATTCAAAAAGTTGAAATGTGTTACAATGTTGCGTTTTTAATTCTGTTGCGGTCAAGTGCCTGAGCAGATGTTACCTCACCACTTACAACATACGCTTGGATTGGTTGTTGTTGGATTTGTGCTAACTGATTAACCCCTGAGTTACCTACGATGTTAAAGTTTGGAGACATTACTCCACCACCACCGCCACCATCTGAAATACTTCCGCTTGCAGGTGCGCCTCCTGCCTTTAATGCGGATAAACCTTTAGCAGTTGCTGCAATTTGTGATGCAATACTAATACCTGCCCCTATATTATTTCTAACTACAAGTGCTTCTGCCGCTGCTACCGATGCGCCTCCTGATGCAATTGCTAAAGCAGTACCTTGCGCTCGTGCCAGTTGATTAGCAGCCTGTGTATTCATAATTGTTTTAGCAATACCAACTGCATTCTCAGCAACTAAAACTGCCGCCTGAACCTTTTTATTATTCTCAAATAAAGATGAAATTAAATTTAATCCTGCTTGAATATTATTAAAGTCCTGTTCTCTAATTGTAGCTAAAGTTTCGGTAACTGCTTTTTCTGCTTCGATTCGTTCTTCTTTAGACTTTTTATCTAATTCCTTTTTCTTTTCAGCAGCTTCCTTATCTAAATCATATGCTTCCTGTTGATATTTTAGATTGATGTCATTGATTTCGTTTAACTTGGCTATTTCAATTTCTCTTAATGCATCTGCATTACCTGCCGCAAGCGTTTCTAACTCAAAATATTTATCTTGTACTAAACGAATTTCTTTATCCTGTTCTGACAAAGAATTTAAATAGTTTTGTTCTGCTATTTGCTCTAACCTTGAATTTAATTCATTTTCAAATTCTATGGCATTTCTTAAGGCTTCTTTTTGAGCAGCATTTCTTTCTGCTTTATCTTCTTTTGCCAATTCTTTTTTAGAGTCTTTTCTTTCTTGCAATCTTTGATAAGTAATTTCAGCTTCTTTTTCGTCTAACGCTAATCTTGCATCAATTACCTTTTGAGATACGTCTAAATAAGCCTTTTCTGCCGCTTCAAATTCTTTTGTACTTGCTTTTGTATCTTTAGATTTTTGTAAATATAATTTCTTAGCAGCAGCCTCTTGTTGTTTTAAACTTTCTAATCGTGATTTAGCGCCTTCTTTTTCTATTTGTTGTAATTCTTTTTCACTCGCACCACGTTTTTTAGCATCAATTAACTCTCTACGGACACGATTATCAATAGTCTGTGATACTGTTTCGGTAAGTTTTTGTTGTCGTTCTAATTCTGCGTTTGTCTTTTCAAGTTGCTTATCTAATTTTTCTTGTTGTTTTTCAGCATCTTCACTTGAATCACCAAATAAACCCATAGCATTTGCTGCGAATCCTAACGCAACTACAAGCGCACCAATACCAGTTGTAATCAATGCTCCTTTTAAAGTTGTTAAAGCCGCTATAGCTTGTGTTTTTATAGCAGTGCCAAAAGCAGTAATAGCAGGAATAGCCTCTCTTACTCCTTGAACACCTTGAGAGATAGCCATTGCCGATTGAACCTTTAAAAGTAGTTTTTCTACTTGCTCTGATTCAGCGCCAAAAGTACCCATCACGCCCTGCATCAATTCAAACCCTGCCGTAGCACCACCTAAAGCACCACCAAGTTTTTGAGCCATAGTGGTAG